AGGTAAAACCAGCTTCATCACTTACAGCCCATTCACGACCTGCTAACCCTATTTCAGTTCTTTCTTCTTTACTTAAAGAATAAATTTTCATAATTTGTTCAGTAGCATCTTCAGGTTCGCATCTATCATCAAAAATATAAGGTGTTGGAGGTGAACCTACAATAGAACGAGAAGTAGGATATACTGGAAATGCCCACTTACCATGTTTTTTAATTGTACCTCTATGATTTGAAGGAAAATCAGCATCAAAATCAATCCACGTTCCATCTTCAAATTCAAAACGCATTTGATCTTGCATACCACCTGTTACGTTAGCAATGATAGGTAAACCACACAACATAGCTTCAGTCAAACTTAATCCCCATCCTTCATTAGATGTTAACAAAATTTGAGCATCTGATAAATTATAAAGTAAACTCATTTCATAGGCACTTGCTCTCATATTTGTAAATACTACATTATTAGGATAGTTTTCACCAAAGAATAAATCAATAACAGCATTTAAATCAGTACCATGTTCACTTATTTGTTCTGTGTGAAGTAGCATTTTACATTTTTTAGCTTTTTCTTTAGGCAATTTGTCTAAAAACAACCTAAAAGCCATCAAAGCATCTGGTATTTGTTTACGCCTAATATTTCTTGAATTAAAGAAAACAACAAATTCGGGTTGTGATTTACCAAATAGTTGTTTCTTTAATGAAACTACATCAGCATACTCTTTATCTGTTTCTTTGATAGGTCTAAATATTTTATCATTTAGTCCATGAGGAATATATTTTAAAATTCTATTTTTAGCTACATCTCCTAACACAATTTTATTAATGTTTACAGTTTGTTTTGAAATACCCATCAATAAATCACAAGCTTCATAATATGGTTTATTATAAAGTGGAGCAGGGTAATCATCCCAAATATTCAAATATGTAATAGGAATTGATTTACGAATTTCATTTTCAATAGCAAATAAGAAAACAAAATAACGAGGATCTGTAATTAACATAATAGCATCAGGATTTTCAATCTGAATTAATTGTCTGATAAGGGATGGATCTCCGTATCCATCAACAGGATACAAAACAACAGATGAATCATTGATACCAGCGTTATTATTAGTATCTTCTGATAAATCCATTTTTTTACCTTTTTCAGGATGAGTAATAGCTCCAGCTAAATTTACCCAATTAAAATGATGTGCTGTGTGTAATACAATTTCTCTTGCAACTGTTGCTATACCGGAATGGACTCGAATGTCATCACAGATAAGCATGATCTTTTTCCTCTCATTGGGAGGTAAATATTGAAACTTTTCTTTCATAAAACTTTTTTAATCTTTAACTTCTAAATTGTTGTGTGAGTGAACTTTTTTTCTAAAATCTTCATCAGTAAGATACAAATGAATAGTGCGATCAGCAAGCTTTTGTAGAGAAAATTTGTACTTAACACAAGCAATCTTAAAACTTTCAAATAACTCACTCTGTACTTTCACAGATGTTAAAGTCATATCCTTTTTATTTGTCATAGCTTTTATTTTTAATATCGTATATAAATATATTAGGATTCTTTAAGATATACTAGCGTTACAAAGTTCCTTTTTATTTTTAAAAGGACAATACATACAACTATACTTGCTAGGATTAGGTTCAAATACTTTATCTTTATAAGAACCATCATGGTTAAATACTTCTTCTATAAATGAATTAATAGTGTTAGTTGCTTTACCCATTTTAATTTTACCACTAGCTGGAGTGTGTTCTTGTATCCTAGATATTGGAAATGGTGATTCTTCCCATATTTTTCTTTTAACTATAAAGAATTCTATTTCAATATTATCTTCAGGTACCCCAAATTGTTGGCTATAAAACTTTTTATAAAGGACTAATTGGAGTTGTTTTGTTTCATCTTTTTTAGTTTTATCATCCCAACCGCTTCTAGATGTTTTAATATCTATAATCTTAAAAGTATTAGTTGGTTCATGATATAAAACAACATCCAAGTAGCCCTTATATAAAATAGTTCTAAATTCAGGGTGAGGATTAAGTAATAAAGGTACTTCACAACCTACTAAAAACCATCCTCGTTTACCAAAATACCCACTTCTTTTTTTCTTTACAAAATCTAAAATAGCTAATCCATCCTCATAAAATTCTTTCATTTCAACAGGATCAGAAAAATGAACATTTTTATTAGATTTATAATCTTTTAAATATGTTTCTCTAAATCGCTCTTCAAAATATTCTTCTATATTAATTCGGTCCGCTTCAGCACCACTAACATCATATATAGTTGTTATATAGTGTTGTATAACTTCATGTAGCGCAGTTCCGAATGTCATATGAATAGACTGTTCAGATGTGTAATAACCGTCTCTATATTGTAACGACCATTTACGTGGGCAAGACAAAAACATAGACATTTGACTATAGGAAATTGCTTTTTCAGTAGCATAATTAATTTCCTTTAGAGTATGTTTTTTGATTTGTTTTACAATTGCAGGTATTTTTTTCTTTCTACTCAAAACTTATTTTTTACCTTTAAGCATCTGGATTGTTTTCTCTAAATAAAGAGCTAAGTCCATTGCTTCTTCTTTGGCATGTTGCAAATAATCTAATACTGATAAATCTGTTCTATCTAAAGTATTATTATATTTGTTTTTACCCATTTCAGCTCTTTTAATGTGCTCATCAATAATTGAGTCTACAATTGAGTCTGTTTTTGAAACTGTTCTAGTTGTTGGGTGATTAAATGTCACTCCATAAACATCACTATTTTTTGTCATTTGATTTCTTTTAATAACTTTTTAATTTCTTTTTCATCAACCCCTGATTTTTCAAGAATGTGTTCTATTCCTTCTTTTTTAAGAATATACAAATAATCTTCGGCCTCACCTAATGAAATTGTATAAAAATCAGCTACATGTTGTAGCAATGAATTACTAGGCTTCTTTTTAGAAGATTTAATGTATTTAAGGAAAACATTCTTTTTAGGTAACATAGAACAGTAGTATTTATAAGTTTTTTCTTTATCAGGATAAGGGATTCTTTGGCCTAAATTTGCAACCTCAGTGTATCCTTCATACATACTTACAAATCTATGAACCATGTAAGAATTGAATGATTCTCGCTGATCTTCTGTAAAAGAAGTCCAGGACGTTTTGTTAGTAGTAATTTCTTTTAACCAATCAAATATCGTCACTGCCGTATTCTTTTCTTAATTCCTTAGGAAGTGTTTCAAGTAAAATTTCTCCACTTTCAACATCATAAAATACAGGAATAGGAATAAGAGCATCTTCATCAGCACCAACTACAAAACGAGATACTTTACGAAGGATAACTCCTTGACTCCAAATTTTACCACCGGTTGGAGTTTCTACTGATGTTGTCTTAGACAAATCAATGTTAATGTTCATTTGATTATTTTTCATTTTCTTTATGTTTTTTCCACTCTAAATAAAAACCAACAGCCACTAGTAAATTCATACCAAGTGATGCTGCTATTTCCTTTATATCCTCATACACATTCATAGTTAAGTGAACATGACCTACCATCCAAAAAGGTATTGATAAATTACTTGCTACCCAAAGTATGAAAAAGTGTATGAATTTTTTCATATAACTCTTTTACTTGAAATTAATGATAATATCCTGGAAAGTAAAGCCATTATGTTAATTTCTTTATCAATTCTAAAATTAGCATGGTATTGATATTCTTCAATATGAATAATTACCTCACCCATGTTAGTAGGAGCATATTTATCTACATTATCAAATAAAAATCTAAATAACTCTTCAAAATCACTAACACCAGAATCAGCTATAATTTGTCTAATGTTATTAAACGATTTAGAGCTCGGTTTGCATAATTCCATGAGTATTTGATTTTTGTAGTTACTAGACACTAGTATACTTTTATCAACAACAATTTCGTCGCCATTAACACTCATCTGAAGTGAGTTGAGCATTTTGCGAACATCAGGATAAAATTGGTTGATAACTATTTTTAAGTCATCAGCACTCATACCAATATTTTCTTGTTTAAGAATATCTATAATATGGTAAGCAATATCCTGTTTAGATGGAGGTACAATTTTTAGTACCTGGCAACGTGATTGAAGAGGATCAATAATACGCTCAATATAATTACAAGTCAAGATAAATCTTGTAGTACGAGCAAATGTTTCGATAATGTTCCTTAGTGATGCTTGTGCTTGGATTGTGAGAAAATCTGCTTCATCCAAGATAACAACTTTAAGAGGTTTAAACGACGCCACAGACGAGAAACCCTGGACCTTATCCCTAATAGTATCAATACCACGTTCATCGGAAGCGTTAATATAGAGATAATCGCAATTAAGATTATTAACAATAAGTTTAGCAAGAGTAGTTTTGCCAGTCCCAGCTGGACCGTAGAAAATAAAATTTTGAATATCATTCTGTTCGAGGTACTTTGAGATAGTACCTTTAATTTGTTCATTTCCTACATATGTAGAAAGATCTTGAGAACGATATTTTTCAACCCATAGGGTATGTTGTTTAATAGTCGCCATATATATTGTAACGTTTAGGTTCTGGTTCTTTAATTTCCACTTCTGTATTTAATATAGCATATAATTTACCTTCTTCCAAACCTAGTCTAAAAGCTTTAGGTTTAATTGTTGCTATTTGATACCAAGCTTCTAAAGCATCTGTTATAGATTTTTGAACCTCATTAACATTACTTACCTTCCAGTTATCACCTGGAGGGATACGATTGGCGATTTCAATTAATTTTTCTTGAATTTCTGTTTTACTCATAACTTGATTGATTTTTTTATGTAAGGCAGTAGACTATAATAAGAATAATTTACCCTTGTAGTTTCGTTGTTTTTAGATAATCCAAAATATAAATTATGATCATCACTAACAGCCTCAGGTACAAAATATACTTTTACAATTGTATACTCTATATCATCTATGTAAACAGTTTTTCCTATTAAGTCTACTGCGTCTTGCATAATTGTAAATTTACATCATTCCCATCATACCTCCAAGCCCATCATCATTCTTGTTTTCTTCGGGCTTGTCAACTACAACAGCTTCTGTTAATAAAATAGTACCTGCTACTGATGCTGCATTTTCAAGTGCAGTACGAGTTACTTTAGCGGGATCAATGATACCAAGTGTTCTCATATCATCAAAATCTTCTTCCATTAAGTTGAAACCCCACCAATAATCACCTCCAGTAGCACCTGATAGAGCATTGTAAATATCTTCTAATTCATAACCAGCATTAGATAAAATTTTCTTAAATGGTTCAGCACAAGCATTATAAACAATTCTTCCACCAATACTGTTAAAATCTTGAATACCATTACGAGCGTGTAACAAAGCCATTCCACCACCTGGTACAATACCTTCTTCCAAAGCGGCTTTAGTTGCTTGAAGAGCATCATCTACACGATCTTTTTTCTCACGCATTTCTGCTTCTGTAAATCCACCTACATGTACAATTGCTACACCACCAATAAACTTAGCCAAACGTTCTTGTAATTTTTCACGTTCATAAGGAGATTGTGCTTTATCAATTTGGTTTTGAAGTTCTTCAATACGAGCACTAATTTTATCAGCATCACCACTACCATCAACAATAGTTGTTTGTTCTTTATTCACAGTAACAACACGCGCTTGACCAAACCAATCCCAACTAAATTTATCAAGTTTCATACCTTTTTCAGTACTGAATACTTGACCACCAGTCATAATAGCAATATCTTCAAGCAACAATTTTCTACGGTCTCCAAAATCAGGGGCTTTAATAGCAACTGTTTTCAAAATACCTCTTGCTTTGTTCACAATCAAAGTAGCTAATGCTTCACCATCTACATCTTCAGCAATAATAACTAATGGTTTATTTTGATTAGATACTGCTTCTAAAATAGGTAACAATTCTTTTACAGTAGTAAATTTCTTATCAGCAATCAAAATATAAGGATCATTGATAGTAGTACTCATAGTATTATTATCAGTTACAAAATAAGGTGATTTATAACCTCTATCAAACTGCATACCTTCTACTGTTTCAAGATATGTTTCTCCATTTTTAGATTCTTCAATAAACACAACTCCTTCACGACCTACTTTTTCCATTGCTGTAGCAATTAATTCACCTACTTCAGGATCATTATTTGCTGAGATAGTAGCGATTTGTTTAAGTTGTTCTTCACTTGAAATATCTTCTTTAATATTATCATGAATGTAGTTAATTACTTCTTTAACAGCTTTATCAATGCTGCGCTTAATTTCAACAGCATTTTCTCCATGATTAAGATACTTAAGACCTTGTTTAGCCATTTCACGAGCCAATAAAGTTGAGGTAGTAGTACCATCACCAGCATTGTCAGCTGTTTTAATAGCTGCTTGTTTAACTAATTGTACACCCAATTCTTCAATTGGATCTTCTAATGTAATAGACTTTGCTACTGTGACACCATCTTTAGTTGATTGAGGAACACCTCCATTAGCAATAACCACATTACGTCCATTAGGACCAAGTGTCGCTGTTACAGCATCTGCTAACTTATCAATACCATCAATCATTTTTTTCCTTGCTTCAGGACCGAATTCTATAATTTTGCTCATATTAATCTTTATTTACTTTTGCTAAAACTTGATTTTCAGGACCAATCCAATACTCTTCACCTTCATGTTCTAATTTAGAAAAACCCATTGTAGGTAATACTACAATATCTCCTTCTTGAACAACAGTGTCAATCCAAGTTCCAGTCACTGAATAATATCCTTTACCTACTGTTACTACTTTTCCAAGTTTGTTTTTTTCATTTCCCAAATCGGGAACAATAATACCACCATATGAAGTTTCTTCTGCTTCCATAGGTTTTACAATAATTGCGTTGTATAATGCTTCTAATTTCATAATTTAAAAATTAAATTTATCTGTGAATGAGTTAATTATATTATTATATTCACTCATATATTCTTGTAATGAATCATATGATTTACTATTTGCTTTATCTTTAGCTATTGATTTCAAAGCACTTCCTAAATTACTGTAATGACCTACAATTTTATTATATTCTTTGCCTGAATCACTATAACGAGTATCAGGAGTAATTTTAATGTTTACAGTCATACAATTGTCATCCATAGAAATGAAATAAGGCTCCATAACAGGATCATTAATAAAACGGGTATATTCTTTTTCAGTAGTCATATGATGTTAATATAACATTTTTCTTTTAAGATTCCAAACTTTCTTCAATAAGTGGCTGTTCATCTTCAATAATTTCAGCTTCTTCTATTAAACGGACAAAATAAAACATTCCATCTTTTCTAAACACATTTGTTGTATTTGTATAACCTTTAAATAAGTTTGTATCAATTCCTGTATGTTCTGGAATTAGTCTAACAACATGATATAGATTATCATTAATAGTAATTAACGGGATATTCATATTATAACTCTTTAGCAATTACATAATATTCACTTTTAATATTTCCATTATCAAAAGTAAGTTTCATAATTCCTTCTAAATTAATTCCCATAACACAATTAGCTACATCTTTATTACAATACATAATTTCCTTAATTAAATTAGAATTATAATGAGCTTTAAATTCATTTGGTAAATTATTTGTAGTAATGTCTGGTAGATAAAAAGATACTTTATTTGAATATTCAATATTACCTCCAAACAGCATTTCTAGTTGTAAATCACTATCAGCGTTTATAAACGGCTTAAATACAACAGTATCAGTATCGGCGAGTGCTGATTTGGCTTTAATTATAGCGTTTATACTTTCGTTATCTAACGTAGCTTCAATATTGTATACACCATCACCTATATATTCTCCGGCTTTAGGAATAATCATATTATCAGCTAAAGCATAATTTAGAGTAAATTGATTATCTGCTACAATAAGTTTAGTAATTAGTCTATGTTGTTTTATATAACTTAATTCTAAATAACCATTTGTAATAGCTAATAATTTAAGTAATTGAGATGTATTACTAATAGCTACTTGTGAATCCTCCAATTCAAAATTATCACATGTTACTGTTCCAATCATTGAATTATCAGGGGAATTAAATTTAATAGTTAATTTGTTATCTTGAATGTCCCATTTAACTCGTTCATTCATTCCATTCAAGTAATACTTGGAAATAATTGAAACTAAATCTGCTTTATTAATCATAACTTATTTATTATATATATTTAAAATTTAAAAAATTTATTAATATTGTGATTAAGTACTACAGCACCCCATCCTAAATCTGAATATAATGACTCTAATTTGTTTTTCAAAACTGAATCAAACAAACCATCTCTATCAATATATTTTTCTATAAACTCCATTAATTCTGGAGGATCATTAAAACCATTAAAACCAACAACATCAATTCTGTAAGGATTATCTTTTAAATAAGCAATATACATTTTATCACCTATCTGAAATGTTGGATATTTTTTATCTAAATTTTTAAATTTTAAAATATCATTATAGTAAATAGCTGCTTTAGTATTAATAGGACATTTTGATCCCAATTTAGAAAATACTTCACCAGCACGTGGAGGAGAAGCTAAATACTCACTCATTTTCTTTAAACCAGTAGGTTTAAGAATTTTCCTCCAATCAATAGTTCTTAACTCAGTTCTAAAATCTAATATTTGTTTATCAATATCTGTTTTAGGTTTACCAAACATAATCTCATTAATAATATTTTCACCAAACTTTCTAAACAATGGTGGAAAGTTAGATTTCATTAGATCCAAACCTTTAACATCCAATTCATCTACAGGTACACCTTCTTTGTTAACAATATGTTGGGCGTATCTCCTCTTACCTGCAAAATAACCTCTATCAAGTACAACTTCTTGTTTTAGCTCAAAATAGTGAGTTGCATCTTTTCCTAAATTAAAAGCAGTTTTAGCAAAATTACCAATAAAATCATTAGCCATTTTTTGTAATTCATTAGCTATAACTAATATTTTATTAATAACATCTTCTCTATTATTAAAATCAATATCTGGATGTCTTGCTATTAATAAGTCTTTACATTGAATAAATAATGAGTCAGTATCACTAGTAACAATATAGTCTTTAGGTGTTTCATTACCTAATTCTTTATTTAGATACTCATTCATGTTTCTAATACTTTCTTGTAATAGTCTTTGACCTGATAAAGTAATAGCTTTACTAATAAATTTATTACCATCTGTGTATCTCCAACCATTTTGAGCAAACACACCATAAACATCATTCAATTTAATTTTATAAGCATGTTGACGTCTATCATAAAAAGCACCCATAACAGGATCATTATCTACCTTATATGCTTTTTTCATGAGTTTTTTATACTCTTGACGTTTAGCAAACCAGTCAGATAAGATTTCACATACCACACTTGATTTATCTTTCCTAAACAACACACCTGGAGCGGATACAATTAAATTGTTTTTTTCAATAATATTAATAATTTCACCTACTGTTATTTCAGATCTAGCTAATGTTCTATCTTTTCTAACTTTTTCAATATAAATAACTTTATTAGGATCCATTGATTTAAGTTCCTGGAGTGACCATTGGTTATCATATTTATCTTTATTTACAATCCTACCTACTAATGTTTCAATACCCATATTGAGTGATCTAATAATAGAAGGATACAGTGATGTAAAGTCCAAATCAATAACCCATTCATATAAACCAGGTACAGGATCTTTTAAATAACCACCAGCATATTCTTCTTCTAGTGTTCTTAATGCTGGATTGTAAGTAGTGGGTTTGTTAGGTGAAATAATACCTTTACGTTTTAGATAAGTTAAAATAGCACCCTCATTCAACATAGTTGAATAATAAATAGCCTCATATTCTGTGTGACATAGATGACCAATTGTAACTGTTAACTCAATAAACTTCATTCTGTTTTCAAGTTCAACAATAATCTCTACATCTCGTAAATTATACTCAATAAATGTGTTAGGATCTTCTTTAAATAATTTATCAAGTGAACCTTGATATTCTATCTTTTCTAACTTAGCATATTTTTTACCTATATCTCCTAAACGATAGGATGGTTCTTGTTTCATAATATACTTTTTAAATAAAAGCATATAATCAAGATGATTAATACCTCCTAAATTAACAGGTTGGTCTGCAAATTGAGGTGTAAATTTAATTTTATTAATAGGAGATAAGGTAGCAGCTATTGTTTCACCTAATACTTTTTTAATACGATAATATAAATAAGGAATATCAAAGAAACCACTATTCCAACCTGTAATAATAGTAGGATCAAGTTCATACCACTTATCTAAGAATCCATGTAATAATTCTTTTTCAGTAGAATAAGGTATAACTTCTTTATTTTCTCCTTTAATATCCTTAAGTGCTTTATCTTTATCTAAAATCATACAGTAGTATTTTTTAGAGTTATGATCATATAAAGCAACAGCTGTTATTTCACCCTTAGGATCTTTAATATTTTCCTCAGTTAATGCTCCAGCAACAACACACTCAATATCTAAATAAACAATATTATGAGATTTAGGAGTATCATCTGTTTCATAATAGTGGTCTACTAAAAAACGAGTTAATTTATCAACATCTTTTTCATAGTACTTAGGATCTTTCCAATCATCCATCCTCTGAATAGGTGATACTTTAGTACCTTCTAATGTTTCAAAATCACCATCAGGATCAGCCTGATATAAAGTGGGCCAATATTTAACTGTTTTAAATCCAGTCCACCTATCATCTCTTAAATAATATTGTTTTTCTTCTTTATCAAAATATAGAGCTTGATACATACTGTTAATATAACAAGAAAGGCTTGGATAACCAAGCCTATCTTTTCAAAAGTATTTTAATTATTGTTTGTAAGCTGTGTTTAGACCCTGCCATTGGCCGTCATAAGTTTCACCAACTTCTTCAACACGCCAAAAAGCAATTTGAGCTACCCTGGCATTCTTTTCAATAATGATAATACTGTTAACAATCATTGTAGTGTTCATTTGATCACAATAAAAACCTGGATCCCACCATGGTGATTCAATAATTGTTCCTGTACGGTACAAAGAAGAACGGTGGGTGATTTTAGCAGCACAGTCATTAGGTACATGAATACCTTCATTGAATGTGATTGAATAAATGCCTTTTTCAAGACGCCAACAATCTTTACCATCAATGCTCATTGTGGGTACCTCAACATAACCTAAAGCATCAATGTGGGTTTTGTCTTTGTAAACAACAGAACCTACATCAATACGTTCAATTTTAGCAGCTGATAAGTCAATACCTATTTGAGCACGTTTTGAAAACTCTGATTCTTTAATGTAACTGGATATTTGATTTGAATTTAATAACATACTATTTTAATTTATTTAGGACTTTATCCCAAAATTTATCTAATTTATCTTTTCTAGCTTTACAGCCACAATCATCATAGCCCATTTTTTTAGCTATGAATAAAGCAATTCGGTGGCCTTGTCCAAAGGTAATAATACGAATTACTGTTTCAACAAACCTACCTAGCTTCATTATATTTGATGTCCTCCATTATTAATTTTCAAGCTGTCAAAAAATTCTTTACGTGCTTGATTTTCGTTGTTCAAGAAAACTCCTGATGCTTTAGTAGTAACCATTGAAGCACCTTGGTGTTTA